CCAACCCATAAATGCATACGACCATTTAATACTAATCGTAATGCATCTGTTGTGGTTAAAGCTCCTTCAGCGTGATCTAAAGCTTTCTGAATTAATGGTCTTGCCCCAAACCATAGATCTTCTACATCATCAGGTTTAATTAGGAATAGGTTGGGTGTCATGTTCTTCTATAGAATCGGGGTGAATAGTTTCCTTCCCACATCATTGATGTTAACGATACAGGAAATGGTGAGTCACTAAAGACTCGTAATGTGAAGTTGTCTGTGCGTTGGTGGATAGGCACGGTGAATACATTTTGATCACTCATAGGTACATCGTCAGCTAAGTATTCATTAGCTTCCTGTACAGGTTGTATATCGTACCAATTATCTTCATATATTTCAATTAAGTCTGCAGCATTTGTAACATTAGCGAGAGAACTAGAAGCAGAAGGTGCAGTAGAAAAAGTTACAGTTACATGGTCAACTAAAGTAGCGTGATCAGCTATAGTATAGTCAGTAGAAAGTTCCTGTATTTTACCATTTTTTTTAACAATAATATCTCGTTTATCTTTTACTTTATAATCAGGAGAAAAAGCTACTGTAGTACCATCTCCAAAAAAACTTTCTGTACTACCTTTATACCCTTTTGATTTAATTTTAAAACCAATAGTACTAGAACGTCCTACTGAAAACTTCATCCTAGCGATAGTAAGGGCAGCGGTATAATCAGCTATACCCGGTTCTAATTGAAAATAAGTTTTAGGTAAAGTTATATCATAATTATATGTATACCCTACAATAACTTTATTAGCAATACCAGAGAAATCATCTCCAACTACTGAAAAATAATCTCCAGTATTATCAGTACCTCTACTAGGTATGACAGTATAACCTGAATCATTTGAAGTAGAATCACCTGCTATAACAATAACAGGTTCAAGTGTTGGTATATTAGAATAAGGTAAATAACATCTAGATGTATTAGTAATTGAATCGTATACTACACTAGCTGATTTAGCATAGAAATCCATATAAGGATTTAGCTGTATCCCACTCTGAGTTACAAGAATCTCATCTTCAGGTGTAGCACTTAAGTTAGCACTTAGTAGTTGGAATCCATTAGATTGTTTAACAATAGTATAAATAACATCAGAATCTACAACTAGTTCTAATACATTTCCCGGCAACTCCCAGTTAAACCAAGCTTGTAATACTTCTTTTTCTCCATCACTGTGGGTTCTATAAAAGTATACTTTATTATCACCACTACCAAACATAGCAATAAAGGAGTTCTGTGGACTCGCTATTAAAGCGTCTATAGTGTGTGGTATATATTCAGCTACTACTTTACCTACATCCCTAATCAATGGCATCTGACCCTCTCCTCTAGGTGTCATACCGAAGACTTTTGTATAAGCAGGTGTTTTACTTATAAAATTAACAACAGTACCCACATCCACAGGGTCTATTTTAGTGTCCATCTCATAGTTAGATAGACCACGTATCATAGCAGTTGTAGGGGATAAGTTACCATCAGCAGAATACATAAGAAATTGCTGATTTTCAGAAAATAAAATAAGACCAGATGCTACTGGTATAATACCATGCAATACAGCAGGTCTAATACTAGAGCAACTAAGGTCAACAGGATCAGCAGCTGTAACAGTCTGAGCTGATATATGGTAAAAGTTATAGAATTCACCTGTTTGACTCATAGATACATTATCTTGTGTTAAGAAACCAAGCCTATTATTATAGAAAAAAGCTTGTTGAATCTTAGCATCTTTCATAGAAGGATGTGAATTAGTAGAATCATCTCCAACTAATCTATTAGTCCATTCAATTCTTTTAAATTCAAACGCATCGGTACCTGTATTAATAAGCTCATGAGGCATAGTATCTAAATCTAAACCTGTAGATAATAGATGTGTATTGTCCCATCCTAAAGTTTCTTCCCAATAACCGGGTCCAGATATACCGTCAGTTGCAATGAATCTAGAAAAATAAGTATCGTTTTGATTAGATGTATTTACAATCTTAGCTGCTCTATGATGGATTGATTCGTCAGGTAAATCTGATACATTATTTACTTCTTCTTGGAAACAAGTCAAGCGTCTACCATCTGTACCAGCTTCTACTGTAACAGTAAAAGCAGTGTTATGTACTATTTCAAGTGTAGAAGCAGTCATAGTAACAGACATATTACTATCAAACCCATCACCACCTGCAGATATTTTAGCTTCTATTAATCCTTTTAATCCTTGCGTACTATCTATAGTAGATGTATTACCTAAAATATGATCTGCATTTAGTTTAGGATCTGTAGCTGTATTACTAGAAAAAGCATCAGCTGCATAAGTAGGTCTGTTAAATGTCTGTACAGCATTAGTACCTACTTTAATTTTTATAGTATATGGTGAGCTATATTCAATACCATGTAACCTAATTGTAGCATTAAGGTTTTTTGTACGACTTACATTAGGTTTAATTAAAACTGTTTTTTGTTTATTAGTTATAATAGATGTATCTTGTACAGTTAATACGTGATAATCATCTTTTGTAATTGCTGTTAAATAATCCCTAGCAGTAGGTCCATAGGTAATAGCAGCTTTAACATTAGTTGTAGCATTCCATACATGAACTTCTCCAAATGGTGAAGCTGATGCACCTGCAATACATCCTATATATTTTTCATCGTTATTACGATGTATGTAAAACCATTTAGCAGCATCAAGTGTAGTACCTGTAATAGCATTGCCATTACTATCTTTTAATGCTGTTAAAAATTTAAGTCCGGGTCTTTTTTGTAGACCAAATGTGGGATCAGGGTAAGCATTAAGAGCTTCACGAACTTGACCCGGAAACTTCTTATCATCTGGTTGTTTAGATACCCCACCTACATAATGTTGGACACGTTGTGTAACACTTGCCATTAGCGTTGTAAAGCTTTATAAGGTTTGTAACTTGTTTTATAGCTTGATCCATGGGGGTGTCCAAAGAAACTAAAATCACCTTGATTACATTCATATTCCATAGCATTAGCTCTAGATAACATTTCACGTTGTTGTAAAGAACCTAATAATTGAGGGTCTCCAACAATACGCTGGGATGCTACGGTAGATGCTTTTGATACAATATAATCTTGAATAGGTATAGGTAAATCAATCCAGTCAAACAACCATACTATATCAAACTCATATTCCTCAGCATCAGTCCATTGATAAGTATGATTAACTCTATCATATAATTTTCCACTTCTTTTAACTGCATCTTTATCTTGATAAGAATCAGTTAAATCTATTTGTAAAATATTATTTGAAATTAAAATTTCGTTATTACTATCTGGAGAGAGTTTATAATTAAATTCTTTATTGAAGGTCCAGCCTTCTGCTTGTACCTCTTTAGACACCTGTAACAATGTGTCATATACAATCGCAACGTCTGGGTTGGTTTGATCAAGAGTAGTTACAGGAGCCTGACCAACTGATGCAAGTATCTGGTTGACAGCAGGTAATTCTTCCGTAGCATTAGTGGTAGGTATAGCCATAGTTAATATTTGTGAATAAAAAAAAGGGAACCGAAGTCCCCTTATAATTAAGTGGCTGCTGAACGATCTGCATCACCACTTGCTTCGTTGATAGCTGGGCTATCAGCTTCCTGACCTGTATAGGCTGTACGGAAGTTCATTGTTTCTGAGTAGACCTCAGAGGCGGCTGTTGCACCGCTCTTTGTTTTAGCTACAGAGTGTCTGATAGCTGTACCTTTTAAAGATGCAGTATTGTTAGTACCATACTTATTACCAGCAGCTAGTGTGCCAGTAACAGTTGCTAAAGGTAGAGCATTACCAGCTGCTACAGCTGTGCTAGAAGTTCTAGGAACTGGACCTGTAGGACCAGCAACACCTTGACCTTCATTTGGCGTAGCATCTGTGTTACCCTGTGCTAATACTGTTGCATTAGACATAGTTTAATTCTCATATTCAAGTGATGCAACGTAACCTACAACAGGTGTAGTAGTACCTGAGTTGCTGGTAGCAATAGTAATCTTATCACCTATACGGTAACCATCACCATCTGCTGCAGCATCAGCGTCTACTGCTATTGCTGTACATACGTTACTTGAAATAGTAAGATCAACTTTAAGACCTGTACCATTCCCATCTGTAGTGGTTGCTTTGTTATCAACAGTACCATCTGACCCACCACTAGTTCCATTGTCACCAGTAGCTGAGCCTAATGTTATTGTTGCAACAGCACCACCTGCTCTTCCCCATTCAACAGGTGGTTGAGGGAACCACGTTTTAGTAGTTACTCCTCTGATACCTGTAATTGTTCTAACTAGTGCCATTTAATCCACCCCTTATGCGGTTTGGATTTCAATTGCAGCAGCAGGGTTTAGAGTTCCACAGCCCATAGCAAGACGACCAACGATAATATCACCTTGGTACATTGTCTTTATGTCATTACCTGTGGTTTGAACCTGAGGACCGATTGCTTCTACACATGCAGCAGCATCTCTCTGATAGATAAGACCAGCATGGTTAGAGAAGTCACCATTATAAGCATTGTTCTCACCAGACACAGCTGAAATAGAACCAGCTTGGAAAGGTAGGTTGTTAGAACGCTTGATGTCGATACCTGCAATAGATACAAGACCTTCTCCAGAGTTTAGGTTACCTTGGTTATTACCATAATCTCTATTAAGAATGTTTGAATCTACTTGTGATATCAAAGCATAGTACTGTCTTGAATTTAGTACAGCTGTTCTACCAGACTTAGGTAGATTTTTCTCATCAAGTATAGCAGCTGCTTCAAAGAATGCATCTACTAATTTCTGTGCATCATACTGGTTACCTGAACCAATTTGAATTACGGAACCACCGGGTTCTGGACCGGGAGCTGCAGTGATAGGATGAGCTTCTCTTGCAGCTAGTGCAATTGTACGGAAGACTTTCTTATCATATGCTTCTGCTAAAGCGTGACCAATCTTTGCAGAGATTTCTGACCTAAGTGAGTAATGAGCAAGTGTCTCATCTAAATCGTAAACGAAAGCTGAGCTAACAAGCAGGTCATCACATACGATGGTCTTCTCTGCTACTGGTGGATCACCTGAACCGA